ATATCTGTATATCTACTCACTCCCCGATTGACTAATCTATTATAACAAAATAATAAAGATATGTCAATAGGTAATTTAAGTTTATAGGAAAAAGATGGATAAATCAATTTTCAGAAGTCTTGAGATACAAGCATTTCGCGGTGGAGTACAACCTCGCACAAAAGAATCGGCGCAATGGTTTATGAATAAACTAAAGAATATGAACGACCTCAACCGTCAGAATATTCTAAAAGATCCTGCATTGATTAAAAGACAACGTGTCGGTGTTGGCTCTCTCTATCATTTTTTCTATGATCCAAAGCATCGTAAGACTTTGCCTTATTATGATTCGTTTCCGTTAGTCATAATGGTTGAACGTACTAAAGATGGGTTTTACGGATTGAACCTCCATTACCTACCGCCTAAACTTAGAGCAATATTATTTGATGGTTTACTTGAAACTACAAACAATAAAAGGTATGACGAAACTACTAAATTTAAAGTCAGTTATCAATTGCTTAAAAGTATATCAAAAATGAAACACTTCAAACCTTGTTTCAAGAGGTATTTAACTTCTCAAATAGATTCACGCATTGTTTTGATTGAACCTCCTGAGTGGGAGATAGCGACGTTCTTACCAACACAGCAATTTCAAAAGGCTTCACAAAGTAAAGTTTGGGCCGAATCGAGGAAAAACATATGAGTTCAACCATTGATACTTTAAAGGCAAGTATAAGAGGTGGAGGTGGATTAGCCAGATCAAACAAATGGTCAGTCGACATTGCTAAACGCATATCAGGTATTAAAGCATTTGAGGGCGTGGATGGAATTGTATTAGCTGAAAGCGTAACACTGCCTGGGCGAACTTTAGGAACTTCAGAATATACCACTAACCGTGAAACTCTTAAAACGGTTTATACATTTATAGATGATCCTGTCACTATAACGTTCCTCCTAACTAATGATTACCAAACTAAAAAATTCTTTGATGCATGGATGGCTGAAATTATTGACCCCGACACTTATAGGCTAGGATATAAAGACACGTATGCTAGCACGGTGAATATACATCAATTGGACACAACTAATAAAAAGATTTATAACGTAACTCTTGAAAAAGCATACCCAATTGTTCAATCATCGATAGAACTTAGCAACGTAAATGAAAACGATATAACCCGATTAACCGTAACATTTGCGTATGATAGATACATCATAGATAAATCGGTCGATAAATAAACTAAACAATTTAATAAACTATTGAGGTAAATAATGGCACTCCCAAAACTGAATTCCGTAACTTACAAAGTTAAGATCCCATCAACAAAGAAGATGATTACCTATAAGCCTTTTACTGTAAAAGACCAAAAGATGTTGCTTTTAGCAAAAGAATCTGGTGATAAAGGGCAAATGATCCGAGCTGCACGCGATTTAATAACGTCTTGCACATTAGGCAAAATTGATGCAAGCAAACTAACAATGTATGATTTTGAATACTTGTTTATTAAAATTAGGTCAAAGTCAATTGGCGAAACTTCTGATGTTTTAATTAAATGTAAAGAATGTCAACATAGCAATGAAGTTTCATTGAACCTTGAAGACTGTAGAGTAACAGAAACAGAAACCGATCTTAAAATCAAATTGACCGATGAAGTAGGCATTGTGTTAAAGTACCCATCATTTAAAGATGCTGAGCGTATGTCTGAAGAAGAGAATACTGATGAGCTGTCAACAATTGTATCATGTATTGATACTATTTACACCAGTGATGAAATACATTCAAGTGATGATTATACAACAAAAGAGCTGATTGAATTTATTGAGTCATTATCATCGATGCAATTAAAAACAATAGCTGATGCATTAAAAGACACCCCACACGCGGTTCTCGATTCAAAATTTAATTGTATGAAGTGTGGTGCAACTAACGAGCTGACTATTGAGGGTCTGAAGAATTTTTTCTAATTGGTCTTTCCCACGATTCTCTTGAGAATTATTATAAGACTAATTTTGCCATGGTCCAATTTCACAAGTATTCTTTAAGTGAACTTGAGGCTATGGCACCTTGGGAAAGACAGATCTACGTTGCATTATTATCGGCTCACATTGAAGAAGAGAATCAAAAGATTCAAGAACGCAATAACAGGCGGTAAAAGTAATGAGTAACGACCTCGACATAAACGGCGATAATAAAGTGGACGAAAAGGAATTAGCGATCTATCGTGGGAAATTATTAGCTCAACGAAATATGGCAACGTCCACGTTAGTTGCGGCTTTTATTTTAACTATTGTTATTTTGAGTCCTATAATTCCAGACGACCGTCTAAAGATCCTTATAGATATTATAGTAATGTTTTATCTTATGTGTGGCTCAATAGTGGGAGCGTTCATGGGATTTTCAAGTTATATGTCGAGGAAATAGATGTCAACACTAACGGCTGTTATAAACCAAATTAAAGAATCTTCAGATAGTATTGAAGAAAGCGAATCAATATACCTTAATGAAATATTTGATGCTATCAATGATAGTTTCAAATCTCTTGGGGCAACACTTGAAATCGGTTTTGCATTAGTATCAGATAGCATGACTGGTTCAATGCAGAAATTAGAAACTGAAGAAAGCATTCAAGATGCCAAAATCTTTGAAGATATAAACGAGTCAATTAAAGAACTTAAAGACGTTATATCCAAACAGAAGCTAAAAACCGAAACTGATATTAAAAGCGTTCCTAGTGAAACTGTTAGTTCTAACAAAGCTATAGTCATGGCTTCAAAGGACACTACCGCAGCAATAAAGGAAACTACTGAGTCATTAAAGGAAACCGCCAGCAATACATCTAGTGAAACTGTTATTACCCCCAATTCTATCGAAGAACTTAAAGTTGCATTATCAGACCAAAAAATAAAAGTCGACATTGATAATATTACATCTGATATATCAGTCAGTCTTAAAGAACTAAACAATGGTGAACAGTTAAGCGAAGAATTTGAACGTTTAAGAAGCACATTGGACACCTCATCAGCTGAATCTCGCGAAATCGCGCTTAATCAACTTGAGGCCTTTTCAAACCTAACTATTGATGCTGGAAAGTCAGAAAAGTCTCAAGAAGACATACGTGAATCGAATACCGTAACAGGTAAGATGGCTGCCGCAATGACTAACTTAAATGATGGTGTTTCAAAGCTTGGAGAAGGTTTAGGACAAATAGCCGGCGGCGCTGCAAAAGGTATTGGTATAGCTGGTTTGATAATGTTGTTCGTTGCTCCAGAAAAAGCAATGGAGATATTAGACGAGGTTATGAAAGTCTTTACGCAAGGTATAACTGCAATCACTGATCTATTTAGTGGAAGCACCGAAGGTCTTGAAGACTTTGTGAAAGATAATCCATTAGTTTCAGCTGTATTAGCCATTGCTGGTGTTATAGCAGCAATTATGGGCGTTATTAGTGTAATTGGTTCAATCACTGCAGGCATTGCGACTGTGGGCACATCATTAGGTGTTATAGGTGGTGTGTTCGCTACCATAGGTGGTGTGTTAGGTGCATTAGGCGCAGGTCCAGTTTTAGCAATTGCGGCCGTAGTCGCAGCTATAGGTATTGCAATATACAGTTTGGTCGAGGCATTTAGTGATGCGTTTGACGTGTTTAGCGATACAGGTTCAATCTTTGAAGGGCTGAAAGAATTCTTTAGCAGTTTCATTGGTAACTTCATCGGTATTATACTTGATATTCCTAAGGGTTTAATTTCTTGGATTGCCGATGCTTTAGGCTTTGATAACTTTTCAAAGATGCTTGACTCATTTAGTTTTGTCGATATAATTAAAGAGAAAATAGGATTAGTTATTGATTTATTCAAGAGCGTATTTGATGTAATCTCTGTACCGTTTGAAGTATTTGGTGCACTTATCGGCGACCTATTTAACGGGTTCGGCGAAATCTTTAGCGGTATCTTTGATATTATAAAAGGCATATTTACGTTCGATCTTGGCTTAATATTTGGCGGCCTGAGCAGTATATTCGGCGGCATCATTGATATTATTCTATCACCATTCACAGCAATAAAAGATCTTGTTGTAGGTTTGGTTGAAACAATAGGTAATGCTATAAAATCGTTTATTGCTGCTATAATACCAGATTGGGCAAAGTCGTTTATACCTGATAGCATATTAGAATCAATAGGAGTTAGCACCGGTGACGATGCTGATATGACTCAAGAAGATAAAGATATTGCGCGTAAAGAAGAAGCTATTAAAGCTAGGAAGGCAGAAGCTGAAGATCCTGATACTAATCCTTTAGTTGCAGCTGAACTTAACGAAGAAATTACTGAACTTAACGAAGAAATTGCTGCACTTAAAGTGACAAAAACTGAGAAAGCAAGTGAACAGGCAACGTCTGATTTCTTTAATGATGGCGGCTTATTTACTGATGCTTCAATAGATCGTAGCGCTATTACTGATGTATCAACAGGCGAACTTAAATCAATATTGAAAAGCTCCGATACACTAAACGCTGAAGATTATAAATTTATTCAAGAAGAAGTTGCTAAACGTGAAGCGTTAGGTGTTAAAGTTGTTGATGGCGAAGTTACTTTAGAGCCTCAAGCTTATTCGTTTCCTGAACAAAAAGACCAAGAAGCTAGTAATTTCAAAGGATTTGACCTCGAAACGAGTAGCACGTCTTCAATCGTAGAAAACGCTATAATGAAAGAGCAGGCACTACAGGAAAGTGCCTTAGTAACAAAGGCTCAAGATGCGCCGCCGGAAGCACGCTTAAATGACGGCAGAGTTGAAGTTGACGAGGCTAAGCGTGGCTATGCACCACTTGAAAAGATTAATTCAATGCTGCCTGATCCGCTTGGTCTAAAGGAAATGTTTGGTGACGATAGTAGTTCTATAATGTCAATGATGCCTGATCCGCTTGGTATTAGCGAAATGTTGTTTGGTGACGATAGTAGTTCTATAATGTCAATGATGCCTGATCCACTTGGCCTAAAGGAAATGTTTGGTGACGATAGTAGTTCTATAATGTCAATGATGCCTGATCCACTTGGCCTAAAGGAAATGTTTGGTGGCGATACTAGTTCTATAATGTCAATGATGCCTGATCCACTTGG